CTCCTTGCGGAGCTACTTATCAGTATGGAAGTTGATGTGTCCAGTGGCACACCAATCCCACCACTACCGCCGCAGATCTCTGAAGATCTACGGTTCAGTACCTGGTTCAGCAGGGAAAACCCTACTGTCCCGGAAGATCTGTCTGCCTTCGTAGAAGGCACTCATGTCTATGCTACAAAGCAAGTGCCAAGCGCGCTTGCGATGAGCGGCACGCGGAATCCCACTCTCAAAAAGAAAGTGGCGATTGCCGTACGCACTGGTATTCCTGTGGAGTATCAGAACGTGAAAGAGCCCACGGGTATCACCCATGAGCTAATTCCGGACCTTGATATTGGGTTGATGCAACACAACGTCAAGATATTTGATGATGAGCTCAAAGAGCACATTACCAAAGAAAGTTGGAAGGAAGAAATTCCCCCACCCAACTCTGATTTCGGACCGAAAGCTGAATGTGGCTATCGTCCGATATATAGTGACCCCTTCGCAATCATTGCGGGGAGGACGCTAATGGACATCATGGGAAAGAAAATCCCTGATACCATTGTTTGGCCGGGAGACGGGATCCGCCTCTCGGACAAATTACCAGCTTATCTCTTGGACAAAGAGTTGGCCGGAAGGAGTTTCAAGAATACGTTTCGTTTTCCTGAAATCTCACAGGTGTCACAGAAGATGCACCTGATTCTCAAGCATACGTTCTGGGGACGTAAACTTGGAGAACTCGCGAGGCTCAAAGCTGAGCCAGACGAGCAACGCACTAAGCGTTCCAGTATCGAACGGGCTAAGACTGTTCGACACTGGTCAGCAATGCTTATTCAGAGAATAAATCATATGCTGCAAGGGCTCGGCGATCCGATGTGGTCAGCCAAAACCCGAAAGACGGTCTACGCAGATTCGAATCCGCGTTCGACAGTCCATCGTGCGAAGAGATTTATAGAACTTCTTCGTACGGTTGACGGAATCTTCATACAAAGGTATATGTCGATTCCGGAAGAGAGATGGACGTGGCATAAATATGACCTGTTCATTCTCAAGAATATCAGCGCCTTGATAGGCGATGAATTCTACGATGGCGAGATAAATGAGACTTATCACGACATTGTTACCCGTTATGCGGAGTTAAAGAAGCTTCGCAAACGGTTCAAGGACCTCTCTAACCGTGATCAGTTAGAAAGTTTCCTGTCCGACAAGGCAGAGCAACTAGTTGCAGTACCTCGTTGGCTGAACGACTGGCTTCCGGTATGGAGGCACACTCGCTCTTTTGAGAAACCATTCCGCCTAGCACAGGTGGATGGTCTCTTATCGCAAACTCGTGCAGCAGGTACGCCGCCCGATATTGTGAAGATGCAGTCGAAACGTAAATTCGTTAAGACCGTCTCAGACAAGCCTCTGCCCCTCACGGGGTCTGAGAAGGCTGTCATCAGAGCTGCTCTATCTTCTCTCGATGAGGAAATAGATCAGTCGATATTCACGGGCCTTGACACCAAGGCTCGCGTTACCGTGACAATCGCTTCTTGCTGGGAAAAGACCCAGGAAGAAGGCGGAACCATACAGGCAATCTCTGAGATTGTCCATCTGGGTGCTATAGGGAAAACCGTACCAAAACGGGATCTCTTCAGCGGTGAGATCGTCGGGCAGATTGGATATCAGCCTAACGACTCTGGTACCTACATATTCTGGGCATGCCTAGATGTAGTACTTAAGGCCGACCCTAGTGAAATCACTATGGCCGCCCTTGTAATGGTTTCTGAGCCGGGAAAAGCCCGGACAGTCACCAAAGCTACCGCCGCGCTCAAAGTTGTGCTCGACGTAGTAAATAAGATTTGCTCTTGGCCTTTAACCAAGATTAAATCTTCCGCAAGTGGGATGTCTAAAGCATCACACGCGTGGAATTCCTTTAAAGAATCTTTCACTGATTCTGGTAAGGATATCGCTTTCGATCCTCTATCGGAGAAGATCGTTAACGAGCCCGACGGGGAGCGGATCAAAACCACTACCTACCGGGATGTCTTCATGTCCTCGACAGATTACGAGAACGCGACAGACGCGATGAATCATGAGGTTGCCTCTATGATCTCTCGCTACTGGATGAATAAGTGCGGAATCCCACCTATTCTCCAGATGATAGTGATGAGGACTTGTTATAGCCCTCGTCCTATTGTTTTTGAAGCACGCGGCCCAATGGCTGCGTACGGCAAAAAGTGGGACTTAGAAAGCCCTTTCCAAAACCCCAACTTCATCATGCTCGAAAGAGGCGTCCTCATGGGGGACCCTCTGACGAAGCCAGTGCTACACTTGGTAAATATCCTAGTGCGCATTGTAGGAGAGAAAATCTCCACCACGAAATTCCAAGAAAAACTTTTTGGATTCTCTGGTTCAGTAGTCGCAAAAGAATTTCAATCGCGGCTCTCAGGTGGTAAGGGTAAAGAACCTCTACCATCTTCCTTACCTCCGGGAATGGATTCCCCGGAAGTAGAGGAGGCCCTTTCGACAGGGCCATTGTCCCG